CTGATAATGCAGGAGTTACGTTTAATGCTGCATTTGTTGGTCGTGGAATAGGTATAAAAAATAGTACAGCATATACTTCTAGAATTGGTTCTTGTTGCTATGATGGTGGTGCACTTTGTCAGGACTATAAAACACTACAAGAATGCGACGATCTTGGCGGCAATCTGAACCCACTCAAAACTTGTTCTCAGAGTTGTGTGGTGATTGGTTCTTGTTGCAGTGAAGGTGTTTGTCGTGAAGGTGTATCGGAAACTGATTGTTCGGCAGTTGCTGGAGTATTTACTCCTGGTGTTGATTCTAAGTGTGCTAGTGCTACTTGTGGTATAGTTAAAACTTACGACATGCTAATTACCGAGCTAACAATTCCTAGTATATTTCCAACTCTTGATAAATTATTTACACTAACAGTTCAGACAACCGACCCTGATCCTGTTGTTATAAACTTTGATCCAATACCAAGGAGTCCCACAACACAAATGCAATATGGTCTTTTTAGTCCAAAATTACCAGACGGAACATTAGTTACACAACAAATACCATTAACTAACGGCACAACACTTGGTTTTTATTTTGATGAACAGTTTATTACTAGTGATGCAGTTAGAGGAGATATAGTAACTCTTTCCGTAATATTAAAGGACAGTGTTGGCACCACACAAAAAGTAAAAAATTTAGATTTTACCTTTATACCTACGGTTCAAGCTGGCGGATGTGCTGGTTGCTTGCTTGCAACCACAGTTTCTGGTACTTTTTATACCACCAGATACTGTAATGATTGCTATATTACAGACACATCAGACGAATCTTTATTTTTTCCAGTTCAGCAGCAAAGCGGTACTATTAATTTTTGTGTTGCTGATGTGGGTTCGTGTGGTTTCACTTTATCAGTAAATTGTATTAATGTCGGCGAAGTTGTTGATGTAAACGATTGTGTTACAACTGATGCTGTTAACTTTGATGTACCAGCACAAGGCTCCTGTGTTCATCGAGATTATAAGTTTTTAACTAATAATTGTGATGGTTGTTTAGAAGCTGCTATTGCGTATACTGGTCTAGACGAAGCTCATTGTAAGGGAGCAAACTTAAGCGATGAATCTTCTGCTTATTTTCATGTCACAACATTTGATAATGATATATTAGAAGGTTTAAATAATGCACAAATTACCGAAACTAGCGATATTCTGGCTATAAAGGCTAATTTAATATCTGAAATAGATAATGCTAAAATAAATGGTACACCTTTATTGTATAATGGTGCTAATCAATCTTCAGGAATTTCTACACCAGATGTTGTTTGTTGTCCTGTGGAACAAACATCTGATATAATTTTAGATTTTTCTGAAAATAAAAAATATTTTGCGTATATCATAACCACAAATTTGCAAGCAGGTGGTCCTGGTACTTACAGTGGAAATGGAGGAGGAGGTAAATTTGGTACTCCTGGAGACTCATGTAATGCATCTACTTCGTATTTTGATTATTATCTAGCAGTAGTTTCTACTGTGTTGGATGCTTCTGGTAATATGACAACACCTAGTCCCGCTGGTACTTGTTTAAATTTAACGTATATGGGAAATTCGTCATATTATTCTGGTACTAAATGTAGTGTGACTGATTGGGCATTTTATTATTATGCTCCAGCTGCTAGGTATATTGGAGAAATTGTACAGGGCACTAATACACAAACTCTGCCTAATGGGAACATTATATGGAAACAAAACATTTCTTGGTCTTCTGAACTAGGAATATTAAAAGGACTTGTTTCGCAATCTCCTGCATGGGGTTGGACTATTGACACAATCCCTTATTCAGTAAGTAAACCTTCTAAAAATGATGCTGACTTAGCTCTTGGGTATAAAAGAAATTGGGATTTTAATAACTTTTTTATGAAACCTGCATTATGCGAAGGAGGTAATTTTAACGATACTGCCTGTCCTGTAGAATCTCCAGATGCTTGTGTTGGTACTAATCTAGGATATTGGTTTAATCTTAAAAATCTTGTATTGTATGATACACGTAATACAGGAACTAATTGTTTGTTTGGTAACGACAAAATAATCAATATAGCAAAAAGTGGAACTAATATTACTCCCACATTATGGGAAAGATCTGCTGATGGAACTTGGACAAAAAATACAACTAGTTCCTTGTTTATTTCTAATTTTGCGCTTACGCAAAATACAGATCAAAGAATTGAGGAAATTCCCGTTATTATCTCAGGAACTACTGTTCCTGTGCCTCTAACTCAAGATGCTGCAGATTTTGATAATATCGTATATGTTTATTACACAAACGGAAGCGATAATATACGTGAACATCCAATAACAATTACTGAAAAATATATCGAGCATTCATCAACTGCCACTTTTACAATTCCTTATATAGATTTTGTAGAAGAATTTGTATCAAAAGATGCAGGTGAGTTAATAATGGAATATACCATAGTTGATAATTTTTCAGGATGGACAGTAATAAATGCTCGTTATGGTTACTGGATAGAAACTGATAATGGATATAGTTTTTCTAATACATTTCCTGTTGATTTTACTCACACAATGTTTCATAATATATCTGGTGCTAAAATAAATACTTCAGATAGCGGAAGAGATTATATTTTAATTCATGTTGTGTTAACTTTATTGTTACGTGGGAATAATGATGCTGCTCAAGTGGATGAAACTCTAGTATATGGTAGAAGATTTCAAGAACAAAATAAAGTAATAAAAGTCTATTTAGATGGTCTGCCCGAAGAAAGTGTTGCTTCGGCAAACGTGCAACAGAAATTACTAAACGGTCAATGTGTTAGTGTGGATTGTACTGATCTTGAATTCTTTTGTTCTGGTTTAGAGGATTGCTAAAATGAGTATACAATTCAGAGCAAGAACAATAACCACAGTAACCGAAGCGTTTCCTCCATCTATTATTGGAGATTCCACTGTTGGTTGGTGTTGCGGTGGAGGTTTAGACAGAATATCATCTAGATCTGAATGTAATACTACTACTGGTTATTTTATCGCAGGAAATACTGATAATAGTGGATGTCCTATATGCAGTCCCTCTCTTACAAACAATTCAAATCTTGGTTCTTGCTGTCATTATCTAAAGGATACTGGATTATATAATTTATCTTGTGCTTCTGTTTTTTCTGATTTTGAGTGTGCAGATTTACATCAGGGTGGCGATGAAGGATTATTATATTCTTTTTATCCAAACTCCTCTTGTCTAGGACTAGGGGCTGGAGATGTGGTTTGTGATAATTCAAACAATCCAGTAGGAAATTGCTGTACACAATCAGATACTGGTGAAATTACTTGTTCTATAAAAATTAAAAATAAATGTTCTGGTTATTGGCATCCTAATATTTTCGGAATTCAGTCCTGTATTGACAAGGCTCCGTGTTCTGGCGTATATTTTTCTGATGTTAATGTTGGTGCTGGATCTGCACGAGCATCATTAGAAACCTTGCAATCTTCTACTAATTTCTTAGAAACTCTGCCTAATACTTCAGAAATGTATCAGGGAGGATTATATGTAGGAATATTTTCGCCAGGATTTCCTATTACTCCTAACGGAACACCTGTATACGGTAATCCAATTACAGGAAATGCTCTTACGTATTCTTCCAGAGGATCTAGTATAGGAACTAGTGAAAGAAGTTGGATTCTGATTGCTGCAACTGAAGATTACGTTAAAACTTCCATGAATTCTGAAACATTGCCTGGAACCACTATGAGTAATTCCGTTTATGATGGTCTTTATAACACTTATAGTGTGGAGTCCGAAAAAACTACAATTTCTCCTAATATACAAAAATACAGGTTAAATGGATTTAGCGACTGGTATTTACCAAGTCAAGAAGAATTAGCTCTGTATTTTAAAAATGTAGTATATAATTTTGAAATTTCTGGTAGATATACCAAATTGTCCGAAGGTCTGTATATGACCTCAACAGTATACGATAACGGAAACCAAAATTTTAATAATGTTTATTTTCTTTATTCTCAGGATGCAAGCGAAATGGGCTATGGAAATGTTTCCCTATCATCCAGAAATAAATCATTAAATGTTAGATTATTTCGTAGAATATATTTGGATTCTTGATATATAAATATATACATTATTAGGAGATTATATTATGGGATGTGGATGTAATAAAAATAAACAACCGACTGTTCCTGGACAAACAACAAATACTAATCAAGTGGAATTTAGAAAAGAAACAAATCCTCAAGATGCCAAAGGAATCCTTTCTCGTAAATTAGGAATGGTTCAAAGCTTTGCTGCTTCTTTAGTAAGTCGTGGAATAGCAGACTCAAAGATTAATAAACCGTCAAAACAACTTCGAGCACTTAGTTGTTTTGGTAATAAGGATATTGGAGGACAGCTTCCTCCATGCGAATATTTAAAATCTAGTGAAACACCAGGAAAGTTTTTTTGTGGTGGTTGTGGTTGTGGCGACAAACCACACACATGGCTCACTATAGAAGGGGAAGCGTACAGCAAACTTGATTACCCTAAACTTTCATGTCCTCTTCGAATGCCTGGGTTTAGTAACTACGAATCCAGCAAACCAGACGAGTCTAATTCTCCTATTACTAGAAGATATTATATTGAACAGATTGATTTTGGCGAAGTATTAAAACTCAATGTGACTTTGCCAGAAAAACCTCAGGATTCACCAAAACCCCAATAGCGTAAATTGATTTTGCCATAAATACCATAAAGGGAACCTATGGCAAAACCTAATTCAAGAGAAACATTAATTCAGTATAGTCTTCGGCAATTGGGTGCTCCAGTTATCGAAATCAACGTGGACTGGGAACAATGCGAAGATCGTCTAGACGATGCTCTTCAGTATTTCACAGAACGTCACTTTGATGGTGTTCAGAAGGTATTTTTTAAATATCAATTGACGGCTACTGATATCATCAATCGCTATATTCCAACAGAAGACATTACATCTCCAAACGAGGTAGACGGACCTACAGGCAAGCAAATTCTGTCTATTGTTAAGGTTATGCAGTTTGGTATGTTTGCTAATATTAACATGTTTGATATCCGATACCAATTAGCACTGTCTGATTACTTTGGAGTAAACAGAAATCTTGGTGGTAATGCCTCTATGGGTCTTGCTGCCTATGATTCCACAAAACGTTACATTAAGCTTATTGAGGATATGTTTCAGCCAGAAAAGGCAATTGAGTTTAGTAAAGTTACTAATAGATTATATCTGGATATGCAGTGGAGCACTGAAGTTAAGGCTGGAGATTTTTTAGTAATTCAAGCATATGCTGCATTAGATCCAAATAAATATACAGAAATTTTTGATGATCGTTATCTTAAGCGATATGTTACTGCTTTGATTAAACGACAATGGGGAGCTAATATGGCAAAGTTTGACGGTGTGGCTCTTCCTGGTGGTATTGTGATGCGAGGTGGTCAAATTCAAGCTGAAGCTAATGGAGAAATTGCTCAAATAGAAGAACAGATGAAAAACGAATACGAACTACCTATCGACTTTATGACAGGATAATATGGCAACAAATCCATATTTTAAAGATTATTCTGGAGAACAAGATGTTCTTGAAGACCTGACCATTGAAATTATCAAAACAATGGGCAGGAATATGTATTATATTCCTAGAAATATTTTAGATATGGATATATTGTTTGGCGAAGGTCGTCAAGTTAATTATACCACTGGCATTCCTTTAGAAATGTATATTGACTCAGTTTCTGGATTTGACGGACAAGGTGATATTGCTAGTAAATTTGGTATTGAAGTCAAGGATAATATTAATTTAACTCTATCAAAAAAGAGATTTGTAAACGAAATACGAACAAGATTTCCTGAAATTACTAGACCAAGAGAAGGAGATTTAATTTATTTTCCTTTAGCCAAAGCTATCTTTGAAATCAATTTTGTTGAACACGAAAATCCATTTTATCAGTTTGGAAAATTATTTTCTTATAAATTAACTTGCGAATTGTTCACATATAATCAGGAAGAAATTGAAACAGGAAATACTGATATAGATAATGTTGTAACAGAAAACCAAGAATTTGTTACAGTATTAACTCTATTACCAACAGCTGGGCAGACTTTGTCTTTCTATGTTGGAGAAAAGGTTTATCAAGTTATTGGTGTTACTGGTAGCGGAGCAACATTATCAAATGCTACCATGACTGCAATTGTTGCTGTTCCTGGAACTACAGGAATTGCTTATATTAGTAATGTTCAAGGAACCGTATCCGTATCAACTTCAAATCTTTACACTATTAAGGGTGACACTAGTAATTTGGAATTCTATGCCAGAACCAAACAAGCAGGAACTACTTTAACAATAATTAATCACGAAGATAAGAGTCTACAGGGAGATAATGACACAATTTCCTTGGAAGTTAAAACTACAAATCTTGTAAACTATAGCGAAACTGATCCTTTTAGTAACGGAAAATACTAATGTTTACGTATTATAAAAACGAATCTATTCGAAAATTAGTTATTGGTTTTGGAAATTTATTTAATAATATCCAAATCGAACAGATTAATACAGATAATAGCAAACGTTTGTTTACTGTTCCTTTGTCTTATGCACCTAAAGAAAAATTTATAAAACGATTAACTGAACACAGTTCTATTAGTGATAATACACGTATAGAAATAGGTATACCGCAAATGGCTTTTGAATTAGCTGGATTAGTTTATGATCCTCTTCGACGAATGAACAAGTTATCTAAAAAAACAAATTATAGTTCTAATACAATTTCCAGCATGTACACAGAAACACCTTATAATTTTGTGTTTAATCTGTATGCATATACCAGAAACATTGAAGAAAATTTACAAATATTAGAACAAATATTACCGTATTTTTCTCCAGAATTTGTTATTTCTTTAAACATGAACGAGATAAATCAATCTGTGGATGTTCCTATTGTTCTTTCTCAGACCAATTTAACTCAGGACTATGAGGGTGATTTTTCTACTAGACGACAGGTAGTAACAACATATCAATTTACTGCTAAATCTTATGTGTATGGAAACATCGTTAATAGTGGTGCACCAACATCAAATGTTGTTATAAATACTAGTGATACTCCATTTACATTTACTGATTCGTATGGTCTAACTGCATGAGTGATAATGATATTATTTCTAAATCTTTAGACTTGGCATTTTCTGGTGTAACTGCCGAAGCTATTATACCGCCAAAAACCACTAATATTGACGGTGATTTTGACTATGCTCGTGAGAACATTAAACAATTAATTGCCAATGGATCTGATGCTATCGACGAAATTATTAAAATTGCCAAGGCTGGCGATAATCCACGAGCATTTGAAGTGGTAAGTTTATTGTTAAAGACAGTAGCAGACATGAATAAAGACCTGATTGATCTATACCAGAAGACTAAAGTTGTGAAGAAAGAAGAAACAACAATCAACAACACAACAAATCAATCTATATTTGTTGGATCTACAAGTGAGTTGCAAGATCTTATCAACAAAGATCGTAGTCGTATTAAATCTATTAAGAGTCAACAATTTTTAGAGAATGAAGAAAATGGGATCTAAGAAAAAGCATGGGTATTTGGGTAATCCAAATCTCAAACAAATTAGCACTGATGTAGAGTTCACAAAAGAACAAGTTGCTGAGTATATGAAGTGTGCCAGTGATCCTGTTTATTTTATTAAAAAATATATTAAAATTGTTACTCTAGATAAGGGTCTTGAACCTTTTGAACTATACAATTATCAAGAAAAGATGATTGAAACTATTCAAGACAATCGTTATATTATTGCAAAACTACCACGACAATGCGGTAAAACTACAACTGTTGTGGCTTGGTGTGTTCATTATATTCTGTTCAATCAGAGCGTAAATGTGGCTATTTTGGCTAATAAACTGAAGACTGCCATGGAAATCATGAAGCGTGTCAAGGAAGCATACGAGTATCTTCCGAAGTGGTTGCAACAAGGCGTAGTGGAATGGAATAAAACTTCTATTCAGATTGAAAACGGATCTCGTGTTTTGGCATCTGCCACATCTGCTAGTGCTGTCCGTGGTGGTTCATATAATGTTCTGGTGCTTGATGAGTTTGCACACGTTCCATCTAACATTGCAGACGAATTCTTTAGTTCAGTATACCCGACTATTACGTCTGGTCAAACGACTAAAGTTATCATTGTATCCACACCTAACGGTATGAATATGTTTTATAATTTGTGGAAGGGTGCAACACGTAA